GGGTTGTCGGGCAGCGCAGCAGGGCGGTCGACCGGCACCCGTTTACCACGCTGCTGCAGCGGCCCAGCTCGCAGGTCGGTCCTACGCTCTGGCGTCGTCAGATGATTGTCGACCTGCTGCTGACCGGGAACTTTTACGGCCTGGTCCTGGGTCGAGGCGCAGGCGTCACCAGCATCGTGCGGCTGCATCCTGAGTCCGTGCAGATCATACCGAGCACGTCCGGCGGCGTCCTGGCCTACCGTTTTACCCAGGACGGTTCGCACGTCGATTACAGCCCAGACGACGTCGTGCACATCCGACAGACCAGCTACCGCGAAGGCCCGGCAGGTCTGTATGGTCAGGGCGTGATTGAGGTCCTGGAGACCGACCTATCTGGCGAGTTCGCAGCCTCGAAGCGATGGCGAGACGAGGCTCAGCGCGGTCAACCACGCATGACGGTGTCACCGAAGGACGGCGCGTCAATCCGTCCTGACGTCCTGCAGAAGATGGTCCACAGCATCCAGCAGCACGCAGAGAAGACCGGCATCATCCCGATCGGCGGACCCGTTGACATCAACCAGTTGCCCTTCAACGCAAGGGATATGGAGTTCAGCAACGCCCGCGACTGGACGCGATCGAGCATCCTTGCCGTCGTCGGTGTCGCTTACGTCCGGCTCTTCCTGCCCTCGGCGAACTTCGCCACGGCGCAGCAGCAGAACCGCATCTACTGGCAGAACCTGCTCGGTCTGATGGCTCTGGTCGATGACGGCCTGAGTCGGATTGCAGCCCGCATGGGTCGAGTGTCTGACCGCGTCAAGCACGACACGTCAGGCGTCGAGGCACTCCAGGAGTCACGCACCGATCGCCTGAACCGTGCAGCCCAGCTCGTCGAAGTCTTCGGCCTCGACCCGGTGAAAGCACTCAACATCGAAGGCTTTAGCGAGATCGACGAGACGATGCTGCCCGCATCCGAGACCGTCGCCGAGCCTGCCGACGCTGCGCCGGCTGCTGATCCAGCCATCGACCCCGAAGACGGTCTGCTGGTTGCGCAGCGTCAGGACCTGCTCGTCGGTGCTGGCTTGCTGACTGTCAACGAGGCCCGCGCCGAGCTCGGCTACCAACCGACTGCCGAGGGCGACACCTTCCGTCCGCGCCTGGTCGTCGAGCGTGGCCTGTCTGACCTGTCTGAGACTGTGCAGGAAGGGCTGAAGAACAAGGCCGAAGAGCACAACGAGGACGTGAAGGACCGCGAGCGCTGGCGACGCACGACGCCAGGGGTGCTTGCAAAGGTCTTCGAGCGTGGCGTAGGTGCCTACAACACGAACCCGCAGAGCGTCCGCCCTGGCGTATCCAGCGCCGATCAATGGGCTTATGCGCGGGTCAACAGCTTCCTGTATGCCCTGCGCAATGACAAGTTCCGCAGCGGTAAGCATGACACTGACCTTCTGCCCGAAGAGCACCCGCAGTCGACCAAAGGCGAAGACAAGAGCATCGCACCTGAGACTCGTGCACTGCTCGGCGTCAGGTATTGGACGGTCGGCGACGATGCGGTGTGCAAGATCTGCGCACCATTCAACGAGCGCGTCTACAAGACCGACCCGACTGGTCAGCACAACGGGCCCAGTCTTCCGCAGCATCCAAACTGTCGGTGCTATTACGAGCCCGTCTTCGAAGCTGCCCTGCTGCGCTATGTTCCGCAGCGCTACGCAGACATCGACTTCTCGCCGACTGCCGGCATGATTGAAGAGGCCAAGAAGGCAGTCAAGTGGATCGAAGATGGCGAGGCCGGCGACGGCATGGTTCAATCGACGAAGGTCTGGGCTCGGAAGGTCGCGAACGGCGAGATGCTGACGCCCGAGAAGGTGCGCGCGATGAACGCATGGTTCCCGCGCCATGAAGGCGACCTGGATGGCGAGGGCGCCAACCCAGGCGAGGACGGATACCCTTCGCCGGGCCGCGTCGCCTGGGCTGCCTGGTTCGGTGACGCAGGCCGGTCGTTCGCAGCTCGCCGAGTTCGTCAGATGGATGCCGCCGACGAGGCAGATAGACAGCGAGCAATCGCAGCAAAGGGGGCCGACATGCGGCACAATATCGGCGTGACACTGAAGCGAGTCACGAAATACCACGACGGCGAGCCGCACGACAAGGAAGACAAGCTGATCGAGGATACCTTCCGGTTCATCGCCAGCACGGCGCAGGTTGACCGCATGGGCGACATCGTCGAGCAGTCCTGGCAACTCGACGCCTATCGGAAGAACCCTGTCATCTTGTGGAACCACGACAGCAGCCGGGCGCCGATTGCTCGAGCAACTGAAGTCGAGGTCGTCAACGGGCAGCTTGAGATCGAAATGCAGTTCGACATGGCTGACCCGTTCGCCGCCGAGGTCGCCGGCAAGATCCAGCGCGGGTTCATCAACGCCGGGTCGGTCGGCTTCTTCCCTGGACGGGTCAAGTACCGTGGTGACCTGGAGCCAGAGGACCCGCGCTACAGCCGCGACGGGTTCGGAATCGTCGCCAGCGACAACGAGTTGGTCGAGTTCAGCATTACCCCGGTGCCCGCGAATAGTTCAGCCCTGCTGGCTGCATCGGCGGACGCAGCGACGGATGACGAACTCCGAAAACTGTTGGCGAACAAGACCAACCGGCAGCGACTGGCAACACTGCTCGCTGGCGGCGGTTCCTCTTCCTGCGGTCACGACGATGACTGCGCACACGATCACGACGTCAAGCACGCCGACCCGCTGGGCTGGCTGCGAGACACGACCAACGAGCAGACTTCCGGTCTGCCCTTTCTCAAGGAGTAAGCCGGTATGTTCGGCGATGACACCACCAACACCAAGAGCCTGGCCGTTCCGGACCAGATCACCGAATCGAGCCTGCGCGAGCACCTGAAAGAGGCCGCTGCAGTCCTGACACGCACCGCTGGCAACGCGACCGCGACCGAGCGTGCAGTTGAGGACCTGTCCGGCAAGCTTCAGGGCCTGATGGAGGCCAACGCACGACCGCAGCACCGCACCGCCGTCGGCGTCAAGGATCGCGAGCTTCAGCAGCGCTACTGCGACGAGTCCGGCCGCATCCACCTGAAGAGTAAGACTCGCAAGGTCCGCTTTGCTGGTCAGGTCGCCGAGGTACATCAGCCTGGCCTGCTTGACGACACCGAAGCGCAGACCCCTTGGCACCTGGAGCTCCAGAAGGCCGTCGAGCGTCGCAGCCTGGTCCGCCTGATGGCGAAGAACCCAGCGACGCCGAAGACCGACGCCGAGATCCTGAAGCTGATGAGCCGGGCACCGCAGAACATTCGCGGCGCAATCGAGAAGGCCATCACCGACACCGCCGGCAGCGGCGCCGAGTGGATCCCCGATGGCACGTACCCTTCGATCTACGAAGAGTTTAAGGTCCCGCTCGCCATCGCCGGCCTGTTCCCGATTGTTGACATGCCACGGGCAACCATGCTCCAGCCGAAGCTGACCACCGGCGTGCGTCCGTTCAAGCGCAACGCCATCAGCAGCGACGACCCGGCGAACTACACCGGCAGTACTCCAGTCACCGCCGAGCAGACCATCACGGTCAGCAACATGGCTGTGCGGGTTGTCTACGACACCCTCGAAGCAGAAGACTCAATCGTCGCCCTTGAGCCCTTGGTTCGCCGTCTCGTCGTCGATGCACTGAACGACGGCTACAGCGACGCCATGATCAACGGTCACACTGCCGGAACTCAGGACACGATCAGCGCATGGAACATCCGAGGCCGTTGGGGTGCATCTGGTCTTGGCGGGTCTGCTGACCACCGCCGTCTGTTCGATGGTCTTCGCCGCATCGCCATCTCCAGAAGCCAGAACGTCGACATGGGCTCGTCGCAGACCGTGTCTGGCCTGATGTCGTCGCTGATCGGCGGCATGGGTGAGCGTGCTGCGTCTCGCCTCGCCATCATCGTCTCGCCAGAGGTCTTCTACCAGAAGCTCCTCGCCGACACGAACGTCCTGACCCTGGACAAGCTCGGCGCGAACGCTACCCTGCTCAGCGGCCAGCTCGCCAGCGTCTTCGGGCACCCGATCGTGGTGTCCCGCTTCCTGTCTGCTGACCTCAACGGGTCCGGCGTCTTCGACAACGCAACGAAGGACAAGTCCGGCGCGATCGCCGTTGACCTGACCGCGTTCAGTCACTACCAGCGGCAAGGTGCCATCGTCGAGCTTGACCGCGACGTCAAGACCGGCGGTACGCACGTCGTCGCAACCCTGCGCCGCTGCTTTAAGACCGTGTCTGGCTCGACCGAGGCCGTTACCCGCTTCGGCTTCAACTGGCTTAGCTGATCAACCTTGACACCTGACAGGCCTGCCGGCCGGCCGGGTGTCGCACACTTTTGGAGGTAAAACATGTCCGTTCAAGAAAGAATGCTGATCAGCCCAGTCATGTCCGGCGCAGCAGGCACGGTCGATACGACCGCTGTCGTCTATCCGTTCACTGAGAATGCCACGATCGAGCGTGCTTACATCGTTCCGACATTGGCGGTTGCTGCTGATGCGAGCGACACCATCACGATCACAGCAACATTCGACAGTCAGAACATCTTCAGCTTTGCGACCACGACCGGCGCAGGCGGAGCACTGACCAAGGACACCCCAGTCGAGCAGACGATCCTGACCGCACTAAGCGGCACAAAGCGCGAGCTGACCAAGGGAAGCGTCGTGACCTTCGGCGTCGCAAAGGCGAACAGCGGCAAGGCTTACGAGCTTCACGTCGTTCTCGTTTACAAGCTGGTCAACTGAGGTCCTGACACGTGGCACTGACTTCAGCAGCAAACGTCGCAGCGATGGCGCCGAACCTGTCCGCTTCCGAAGCGGTCTTGTCGGCGCTCATCACCCGTGCGGGCGTCGCCTTAGCGCGTCACTGCGGATACCCGGCGGCATCGCCGGGCGCTGCGCCGACGCTGGAGTCAGCCACCTACACACTCTTCAGCGGCGGGTATCAGGTCAGGCGGAAGTCAGGCCGGGTTCTCGTCGTCGAGCCGTACCCGGTGACGTCGATCACTTCGATCCATGACGACCCGGATGAAGAATACGGCTCTTCTGACCTCATCGCCGCGTCTGACTACGTGCAACGCGGCGACGAGGGCGAAGTCATCGTGCTGAAGCTCGACGCCATCCACGGCGGATGGAGCACAGGCGACCGAGCCATCAAGGTCGTGTTCGTCGCCGGCTACTCGTCGGTGCCTGCCG